ATGAATGAGATCGTCAATGCCATCAATGGGGTGATTTGGAGCCCAGCGCTCATCTTTCTGTGTCTGGGGGTAGGCCTCTACTTCTCCCTGCGCAGCCGCTTCCTGCAACTGCGTCACATCAAGGAGATGATCCGGCTGATGTTTGATGGCAAGAGCACGGATGCCGGTGTCTCCTCCTTCCAGGCGCTGGCCATGACCCTGGCCGGCCGGGTCGGTACCGGCAACATCGCCGGTGTCGCCACTGCCATCACCTTCGGTGGCCCAGGCGCCCTGTTCTGGATGTGGATGGTCGCCTTCCTCGGCGCCAGCTCCGCCTTCGTGGAGTCCACCCTGGGTCAGGTCTACAAGGAGAAGATCAACGGCGAATACCGCGGGGGCCCCGCCTTCTACATAGAGAAAGGGCTCGGCATGAAGTGGTATGCCTGGACCTTCGCCATCTCCACCATCTTCGCCTGCGGCGTGCTGATGCCGGGGGTACAGGCCAACTCCATCGGCTCCAGCCTGCAGACCGCCTTTGATATCGATCCGAACGTCACCGCCGCCGGTCTGGCGCTGCTGCTCGGCTTCATCATCTTCGGCGGTGTCAAGCGGATCGCCAGCTTCGCCAGTACAGTGGTGCCCTTCATGGCGCTGGGCTACATCATAGTGGCCTGCGTCATCATAGCCCTCAACATCACGGCCCTGCCGGGCGTGATCCTGCTGATCTGGAAGAGTGCCTTCGGCTTTGATGCCGGCTTCGGTGCCATTCTGGGTCTGGCCATCATGTGGGGAGTCAAGCGCGGGGTCTACTCCAACGAAGCGGGTCAAGGTACTGGACCGCACGCCTCCTCCGCCGCTGCGGTGAGCCACCCGGCTAAGCAGGGTCTGGTACAGGCGTTCTCCGTCTATATCGATACTCTGTTCGTCTGCTCAGCCACCGGCTTTATGCTGCTCATCACAGGCCTCTACAACGTGCAGGGACCGGATGGTGCCGCCCTCTACACGGGGATCGCCGGCATAGCCGCAGGGCCTGGTTATGTGCAGACCGCCATGGAGAGCATGATGCCCGGCTTTGGCAGCATGTTCGTGGCCATAGCGCTGTTCTTCTTCGCGTTCACCACCATAGTCGCTTACTACTACATAGCCGAGACCAACATCGCCTACATCAACCGCAAGGTGAACCGTCCCTGGCTGACCTTCATGCTCAAGTTGACGCTGATGGCCTCCACCGTCTATGGCACTGTCAAGACCGCCGATCTGGCCTGGGGTCTGGGTGATATCGGGGTCGGCCTGATGGCCTGGCTCAACATCATCGCCATCCTGCTGCTGCAAAAGACCGCCTTCGTCTGCCTGCGGGATTATGAAGCCCAGCAGGCCAAGGGGCTGGATCCCGTGTTCCACCCGGAAAAACTCGGCATCAAGAACGCCGATTACTGGATGGGCCACCGCTCCGAAGACAACCTGGAACAAGAAAAGGCCGGCCACCCGTTCGAGCCGGATCGCAAAGTATCCTGAAGACAATGCCCAGCAAAAATGGCAGCCTCGGCTGCCATTTTTATTTCTTTAACTTCAACGACTTACAATAAAATCAAATAGTTAGGTGCCACACAAGGGGACGCTATGGGACGAGGAAAGACACCAATATTGGCAAAATGTGGACACTTTTTGTCACCCATTCCCGGGCAGTTCAAACAGGCTGAAGATGGTTTTCCAGAGGGTTGAAGCGGACCACATCATTAAGATAATCCGGTGCAAAGTGGGCATAGGTCATCGTCTGATGAATGTTCTGATGCCCAAGAATTTTTTGCAGCGCCAAGATATTTCCACCCGCCATCATAAAGTGAGAAGCGAACGTATGGCGCAGCACATGTACCGCCTGCCCTACTGGCAAATCAGGGGCAACTTGCTTGATCACGTCACGCACCAGCAGATAGTCAACGTCCTGAAATAACGGGCCACGCCGAACACCTTGGGTGATCTCTTTCGCCAGGGCGGCCGAGATGGGCACTGTCCGGTTCTTGCCGTTCTTGGTGTTGATGTAGGTCACCCGGCTGGCAATCACATCATCTCGCCGCAGGCCCGTCGCCTCGCTCCAGCGGGCTCCGGTGGCCAAACACAACTTGACCACCTTCAGGTTGTCACCTCTCAGCGCCGCCAGCAGGCTACCAATTTCCTCATGGGTGAGATACCCCATAGCGCGGTCAACCTGTTTGAGCTTTTTCAGCCCCTTGAGCGGGTGTTCATTGTGGTAGTGCCCCAATGCAATCAGCACGGAAAAGACACCACTAAGCCTATCTTGCTCCCAGTTGAGCGTACTGGGCTGGCACCCGACTTGGAGACGTTGCGCCCGATACTCAGCAAACAGCAGGCGGTTTATTTGCCGGGCATGGGGATAGCCCAACGCAGCATCCAATTTGCGCAGTCGGGTAATGGCATTTTCCCCCGATTTCAGCGTCTGACCATGGTAACGCCACCAGAGCTCGATAAGCTCGGAGAGCGGCCGGTTGTCTGCCGGGCGATCCACCCACTCTTTGTTGTGCTCGGAGGCGATCAACCAACGTTCGAACTGTTGGGCCTCGGACTTGGTCTTGAAACGCTTGCGGACCCGCTTGCCTTCCCTCCCCTGCGGGCGGATATCAACCAGGTAACCCTCGGGGGTGGACTTGATGCTCATTGCCCCTCCTTCAATAGGAAGGCGCTCATCCATCCCTGTTGCCCGCACATCGACACCGTACCCAACCACTGCACTCTCACTGTCATCACCCTCCATCAAAACACTGTGGTTTTATACAGCATTTCAATGATGGTTAGCAGTGTTTAACTGAGGCTACTGCATACATAGGAAAACTGGAGGTGCTGGGGGTAACCGGACGATCGTAGAAAGCGCTAACCTATAAAAACGGATCCAGCATTCGCTGGCCCCCCCTTATTTGAACAATTTGGCCTTGTCCCCAATCTGATTAATCTCGAATAAATTGTTGTCGACTGCCCCTACAACAAATATTTATTAGATAACCCTATGCAGTACTTAGGTATGTATAAAAGCCAAAATGAATATTTTCAATCCTCATTGCTCAACAGTAATGAGTAAAGGCGTTTTACAACCATGACAATAGTTACCAGAAGATGCAGAGATAAAAACACCATCAAAGGTGTAAATATTAATTTATTAACTCCTCCTGCATTAAAAATTGCATCCTTAGCAATCGTAATTATACCTAAATTAATAGCGGATATGGCTACTAACAATACTGATATGACTATGCAATATGCAATGTTTGCGTACAACTCTTTCATTAAAACACGTTTATTGTCATCTCTTGGTGAACGTAATCGCTGAGACAATATATTTTCAGGAAGAATCGAAGCCCCATTTCCCTCTGCACTAAATTTTGAGTTGGCTTCACGAATTTTATCGATGATTTTATTTTCTTGGTCATAGACCAAAACCAACACACTTAAAAGCAATGCTGTAAAAATTGACCCAAAATTAACACATAATGATACTAAATCATTATCGGCGACTAAACCTGCCCACATTGCCAGACTTGACATGGCTAATGGCAGAACAAAAAATATAGTAGCGTCAGCAACTTTCGTCTCAATAGACGATGAGGAAAATAGCGTTTTATAGTGGCTCTTGACTATATGTGTCACACTTATTTTAGAACTCATGACAACCCTCTCCTTGGATGAAGCTTATCAATAAACTCTAATAGTATACCATGGCTGAATTTTTTCAAAGCAGCCAGTGTAGGATTGCCATCTATTAATTCTACTTCATCCGGAAGAATTATTTCACACAGAGCTTTACGACTATTTCTACCAATTCTTAATTTTCGGCTATTTCCATCAAGCTCCAATGATACAACTATATCACCACTAAGCTCATCCAGCTCCTCCACGAGAGCGGCCTCATCACTAGACTTTGACAAAATAGATTTCAACTTTCCAAGTCTAGAGTTTTTTTGTGGTCTAATCACATAATCAATATGATGTCCACCAAATGAACTAGGGATATCTGCAATATCTGTTTGCCCTTTAAATCTTACAGCTTTAATTTCCGTAATATTAGCATTCGCCCACTCTTGCAGTGCTTTTTCATAGGTGAGTGAGTTAATTTGTAATGTTCGACCAAGGATTATTCGAGAAAAGTACTTTTGAAACTCAGAATGAAACATGGTTTTCACACCATCTTTTTTTATAGTGTGAAACAATGCGATACCATCAGTATCATAAGGAATCCAAAACAAAAAGAAAAATTTCGACATGTCTGCATTTTGCGTTTTCTTGTCAAATTCTTTTTCATTGCTGTTTATGTTAATAATTTCTGATCGGCGCCCGTACTTACCATAGTGCATCCACCCTGATATAATTCTATTCCCCTGATCAAATTCAAGCTCATCAAATTTGTAGACTTGTTTTTTCGTCTCAACCTTTGTGAATTCCAAACGAGAATTCATGAAGGCAATTAACAATGCATATAAATCCCTACCACATATACTGTTTAGTTTATGTAGATTCTGCTTTCTTCCATTTTTATCCTCTGGATTTAAGCATCTAAGACTATATGAAGAAAGCGCATGGTCCATTATTTACAACCCTTTATTATTTATATACCGTGCTAGGTCAAAATTGTTTGTAAAGGTACTTGTTAGCGCCCTGTTTGTCTTTTTCTATAAGACCTGTGCTCAACCATCACGCCGATGATCTGGATGTGCTGCCGGTCGGAGTGCATGGTTGGGTAATCGTCGTTGAGGGGGACCAGTTCAAACACCTCTTGGCCATTCTCATCGATGCCGCGGGGCCGGTACTTCTTGAAGGTGGCCTCTTCGCTGCCGTTCTTGGCCACGACGAAATCCCCAGGTTGGGGCGCTTCTTCAGGGTCAACAATGATGAGGTCACCCTCCTTGAAGAAGGGTTCCATCGACTTACCACGCAACCAGAGGCCGAAACCACAAGGGCCGACATCGACCCCCGCCGTCACATACTCGACGTTGCCATCGAAGGCAGTAGCCTGCTCGCACATCTCGTGCCAGTGGCCGGCCTGGACATAACTCAACACAGGCACGCGCGTTCCTTGCGGGATCACGGCCGGTTCGACGTTGTGATATCCGGGCATAGCTTCCGGTGTAGGCTGTCCCCTCGCCTCCCCCTCACCAGTCAGAAGCCAGTCAACAGTGACCCCCAGCGCTGCCGCTAAATCATTGAGATAGCGCCCTTTTGGCTGGTTAAGTCCCGACTCCCACTTGCTAACAGACGCATGGGAAATACCAACACGTCTGGCAAGTTCAGCCTTACTCATTTTCTGTGCCTGCCGGCTGGCAGTTATGCGGTCATTAATCGTTTCCATGAAACCTAAGTTACCATTCCGAAATAACACTTAAGTATCAAACTCTCTTGACTCCCACTTATTACATAAGTTACGCTCCAGCCACAAATGATCCTTAAGTTATATTTGTGGGGCCAGAAATGCAGAAACATGACGTCTTAGAACACTTCGGCAGCATCACTGCCATAGCCAAGGCCATTGGGATCTCTCACGCCGCGGTCAGCAAGTGGGACGAAACCATCCCCAAAGGCCGCGCCTACCAAATCGAGGTGCTGACTGACGGCAAGTTAAAAGCCGACTCGCGCAGCGTCCCGCCACAACCAACCCCTTGTGTTTGAACCCCCTGAGAAGGATTCACCATGACTGCTCGAATCAAACCCATCCGTATCCCCAGCGACGTAAGCCAGTTGCCGCTTGATTACCCCTTTGGCAATCGCGTCAGCGAAAGCCTAGAAGAGTACGCCAAGCGCCAGGGCATGAGCATTGGGGCTATCAAGAAACGCGCCGACCGCGGCCAGTTGCCCATCTTGCAAGACGGTCCGGGCGCACCTCGCGAGGTCAACCTTTACGCCCTGTTCCTGCAGGCCCGTTATCAGGCCGAGCGCTACGTCACCATGACGCTCGCGTGAACCTGCAGACACCATAACGGGTCAAGGAGAACCTCGCATGTTTACCGAATACGCCAGCAAACATCCGCATTGGATTAGCGCCTGCCAACGCTTTGCGGCCAGTCACAACATGGCCGAGATCGCCCAACGGGTCGGCATGAACCCGCAGCTCCTGCGCAACAAGTTAAACCCCGATCAGCCCCATGAACTGACGGTAGCCGAGCTGATTGCCATCACCCAAGCGAGTGATGGCGATGAAACCCTGTTCGATGGCGCCCTGTTTGGCTGTGGCTTGACGGCAGTTGCCATCCCCCAGGCAGAACGGGCCGCTTCCCTGCCACATCAGGCGATCGACCTGAACGCCAAGATCGCCAGCATTGGCCAGCGGGCGCTGGAGCTGACCGAGCGTGGCCGGATCACCCGTTCTGAACGCAACACCCTGGTGAGCGTGGCCACATCAGCCATGGGCTCACTGGCCATTTTGATCCATGACGTCGAACAACGCTTTCAAGCGATACCAGCCTTGGCCTGTGCATCAGACATCCTGATGCAAGCCGCGACCATGTAAGGGGGAGCCCATGCAAAAACACATTGATTCGGAACAGCGCAACCTCGCCGGGCTGACGCCAGCGGAACAGGTCGCCATGAACACCGCGGGCTGCATGCTGCTGCGCGAAATTTTCGGCAAGACCCGCTCCAGCTTGGATACCGACTGGTTGGCTATCAGCTCAGCCAAGAAGGCAGCCATCTGCACCATCGCCCGTCAGTCACGCGGCCAACTGATGACGGCGACCCTTTCCACCCTTCCTCATGCACAGCGAGAGGCAATCCGCTTGGCGGTACTGGCGCTGGATTATCAAGGGGAATTTCGTGGCGGCTGTGACAGCAAAGTGTGGCATCCCGCACCGGTCACCCGGCCTATCGGAGATATCGAAAGACAGAAGAAGGAACGTGCAGCCAGGCTGCAGCAAAGACGCGCTATCGCGGCAGGTATTGCGATGTGCCAACAGGGCCCGCGACCCATCGGGCAATAAAAAGCCCGCATTACGGAGCTGCAACTCCAAGCGGGCCTCTATCAACAACGTATGAGGAAGTCGACATGACAACTTTAGCGATCCCCTGCGCTCTGCGCAACCTTCGCATCCAGCAACGCAAGCTGACGGGCCGGTATGGCGCCCGTCTGAGCCAACACCCGGACGGCGTGGCGCTTATCGAGCGCTCCACCGCCCTGGCTTGGGCCTCTCTGTTTCACCGCATTAACCCCTGCACCGCTCAACAAGGAGCCTGACCATGACCGCACAACCGACCCAAATCAACCTGCTCAATCATCATGCCGCCAAGCGCCTGCGCCAGTTGCGGGAGCAGTTGGCCCTGAGCCGCCCCAAGTTTGCCGCGCTGCTGGATATCCCCCCGACCACGCTCAAGAACTACGAGCTGGGGTACCGCGAGATTGGCGGCGGCCTGTTCCTGCTCATTGCCAACCATGCAGACCTGAAACAGCACATCGACTGGCTGCTGACCGGGCAAGCCCCAAACCAGATAGCGGAGGCCTGACCATGGCCGCCGTTATCACTCGCCACACCGAACCCACTATCAGGGCCGCCAGTGCCTACCTGGCCAGCCGCGGTTATATCAACTGCGGCACCACCTGGCTGCGCGGCCAGCACGGATACGCCCGCATGGAGCGTCTGACGTCTGGCTCTATCCGCATCGTGGAGGGGATCGCATGAAAGGTCTGTTTAACCACATCCATCCACAGGCGGCCATCGCCGCCCTGCATGAGCTGTCTACCCGGCTGCAGGGCCATACCCGGCATTCTTATCTCTACCGTGGCTCGGAGGGGAACTCCCTTCGAGCCCAAGCCCAACAAAACCTGCGCTGGCATCAGCTGTTTCGCGCGCTGAATCAGAGGGAGCCGGCATGAGCATTGACGCCATTCATATCGCCCAACGGGCCGAACTGGCCGTGTTGCCGCTGTTGACCGAGCTGTTGGCCAGTGGCGAACAGGAGAACCGCATCGCCCTGGGGGAGCTCTACTCGGGCGACCAATACATCCAGGTGCAATTGATCGTGACCAGCAAACAAGAGGATTTGCTGGATGACGATTCCGTGATGGGGGACGAGGCATGACAGCTGACCTGTTTGAACTGGAGGCCCCTGTTGATAACGCGGGCTGCGGTGAAGCAGGCCCAGCCCATATGCAGCCACCGGCACCGGTCAGCCAGCTGACCAAGCATTGGCAAGCGGCGATGGGCGAATACCTCATCGCCCCGGAGAACGGCGAGGTGGCAGAGCTGCTGGCACTGGGCACGATCCGTGCCTTGTACTGGCTGGCGCTGGGCAGTGGTGAAGCTGCGCTGGCGGCCACCATCGCGAACTGGTGGGCGGATGTGTCGCCCATGCACGGACTGGGAGAAACCATCAAATGAACTACCGCCTGATATCAATGATGGAGCGGGACTTGGGGTGGTGGTGGGAAGACCTGCGGGGCGCCAGTGCGCGCCTGCAAGGTTACCAGCGCCTGCTCATTGAGTGCCGCCAACTCTCGCCACGGCCAAGGGCCACCATAGCGCTGACCCTGCGCCAGTGCGCGGCGGCCCGTCGCATCTGTGCTCATTCCTCCTTCGTGATCAAGGGCCACCGCTGCGCCCTCAACTCGCTGCTAGGTACTACTGCCCAATGACCCGCAATACCACCAAGCTGCCGCTGTCCAAACGGACACTGCGGCAGCGCATCGATACCCTTGCCAACGCCCTGCCCCACCTCGACCTAAGTGCCCTTGGCCCCGTGTTTACCGGCACCCCGGGCCAGAGCGATCTGGTCTGGGCCATACAGCTGCTTGATGGCCTGTCACAACAACTCACGCTGACCTTGTTCAAGCAGTACGTGCGACGCCGCAAAGATGGCACCAGCCGCAATTGCCGCAACGCCAACATCTGGCTGCGTGAACGTACCAAGTGGGTGCGAGGCCTTATCCAGGCGATCCCGGTCGACCCGCACACCATGCGCGATGAAGAGGGGCGCAAGCGTGTCGCCCACCTGTTCGCCAACCAGACGGCCGCGATCTGGCGCCACATCGAGCAAGGCATCAAAGCCGGCGAGGAGCCGGATCTGCTGCTGACCTGGGAAGCTATCCGTCAACCGGCCGATCAGTGGGGGTTCACCCCACGGATGCCCAAGTTCAAGAACCAAGAAAGCCAGGATGAATGGATCATCCGGGTGATGGTGCGCCTGCTCTCTGCCAAGTGGTGGGAACGCAGGGTTAACCGTTGCTGGGACAGACTGCAGGAGCACATCGCCATTTTGCTCGGCAAGGTGCGTAAAGGGGTGTCCGCCTATATCTCGAACGCCACCATGAAGGTGGTGCGCGAGCGCAAGCGGGCCATGATGCGCTGGCTGGCCGAGTCGGAGGTGATGAACGCCCAGTATGACCTGGTGGTGTCGATGAAGGATTGCTGGGAGGCCAGCACCTCCAACCCGGTCAACCGCCGCAATGAAATGATGACCCGCATGCGCGGCTTTGAGGACTACGCCGAGGAGCAAGGCCATGTGGGAGTCTTCTTTACCTGGACAGCCCCGAGCAAATTTCACTCCTGGACACAGCAGCGCAACGGCCGGGCCATTGAGAACAAACGGTATGCAGGCGCCACCCCGCGTGAAACCTGCGCCTATCTGGCCAAACTGTGGAGCCTGACCCGAGCCGCCCTCAAGCGGAGCAATACCCCAGTCTATGGCTTTCGGGTCTGCGAACCCCACCATGACGGCACACCGCACTGGCACCTGCTGCTATTTATGCGCCCGGCCGACAAGTGGCGGGTGATCAGCACCCTGCAGCATTACGCCCTGAGCCATGACCACCAGGAGCTGGAGCGTAACAACCAGGGGATCCCCTTCACCGACATCACCCCCCGCTTTGACTGGAAAGAGATCGACCCGGCCAAAGGGGATGCCACCGGTTACATCGCCGCCTATATCGCCAAGAACATCGATGGCGAACACCTTGATGGCGATGACGAAGCCGGCACCAAAGCAGACATAGGTGCCCAACATGCCTGCGCCTGGGCAAGTTGGTGGGGGATCCGCACCTTCCAGCAGATCGGCGGTGCCCCGGTCGGAGTGTGGCGCGAGCTGCGCCGCATCAGCAACGCCAAGAAGCACGGCGATCTGGTGGGGCCACCCAAGCCGGTGCTGCAAGACCCACGCTTTGAGGCGGCACGCTATGCCGCGGATAACGGCATCTTTCGCTGCTATATCCAGGCCATGGGCGGTGCCCTCTCAACCCGCGCCGAGCACCCCATCAAGCTGGCCCACCTCATCGAGGAGCAGGCCAACTGCTACGGCGAAGACATCAAACGCCTAATGGGACTACACACCGCCCGCTTAGGGATCAAGACCCGTCTGCAAGGGTGGGAAGTGGTGCCCGCAGGCACCCATGAGGCCACCAAGGCCGCCGGATCGTCGGGCTGGGATGTTGAAGTTCAGTCGGGCGACAGCCCGGCTCCTTGGAGCTCTGACAATAACTGTACGCGGCCGGATCCTGAGGCGTTCGCGGATCAGTTGATGGCAGAGCAATGGGGGTTATCTCCCTTCTCTATCGACCGTTTGCGGGCAGGCGCCAGCGTCACAGCTGACGGTTTCACCCTCTGGCTTGAGAACGGCCAGGTGCAGTCGTGTCGATCACTACCAAGCGAGCCGGACTGGATGCCAGAAGGCCAATCGACAGCAGAGCCGAACCAACCGGATGAGTACGCAGTACCAGAAGGCGATCAGGACTGGCCGATGCTGGTCCAGCTCTGCGCCGATGTGTACCAGGCGCAGGGCCATACCGGCACCCGCTGCTGGATCGAGATGCTACCGCAGCCCTATCAGTCAGAGATGTGGCGGGAGCTGGAAGGGTTGGATGCGCCGAAATGGATTCAGGAACAACACAACTACATCGAACAGGCGTTTGTAGGGGGCATCGATAGTCCGATACCATAGAAAATGGTAAGCTCCTTAGATAACATTTGCGAAGACCATTTTCTCTTCATAATCAGGTGTCTTTATATAATGGCAAGAAAAATTTGGACTGTTGGTCTACGAAATGATGAGAGAACTGCTGAAAACATTGGTATTGCATTAGATCATTCCATATGGGGCATGATGAATGCTGGCGAACACAAAAACATAAAAGCAGGTGACGCTGTTATTTTTCTGATTGGCGTGTCTATAAATAACATTGATGACATGCGTAAAAACCCTATCTATGCAGACCCAAATAACATCTTCCCAAATTATAAAAATGAATTATTAATTAGAGAGTTCGTTGAAGAATTCAAATTTAAAGTTGACACAGTCCTTTATGGGGATGTAAACACCAACTTCTTTATTGATAATTCTGAGGTGTGGCCACCAAGAGTTACTAAGAAAAATGATAAAAAGACGGGTGAGGAGATAACCAAAGAAAACTATTATGCAAACCGTTTTAAATGGACGCTGACTCACCAAGCATCTGATGTGCTGTTAACCCCCACTCAGACCAACATTGAGTTTCATTCGAACGTCATTAAGGCTCTGCGTAGTAAACGCTTGGAACAATCAACAGTCACTGACATTGAAGAAACCACACTCCTATCATTGTTAACTGAGATTGAACCTAGCTCTCCAGATGAGGATGAGTATCAAAGCCTTGTAGAAAAACTGCCTGCAGTGCCCCTGAAACCAGGTCCCATAGAAGTTCCCCAGAAACTTAATGCCAACGCAAGTGAGAAGGGGAAATGGAGCAGAAAAGGCTCCATGGCTAAAAGTGCACTTGAATCAGCAAATTTCGATTGTGAGGTAGACCAAACACACAAAACGTTCACCTCGAGAGTAACCAACAATAATTTTGTCGAAGCGCACCACCTGATACCTATGGAGATGCAAGATAAAATAAAGTTTAGTCTTGATGTCCCTGAAAATATATTATCACTATGCCCAAACTGTCATAGTATGTTTCATCACTCACACGTAGTCGATGTAATAAATCTACTGGAGTATTTTTTCAATCAGCGTAAAGAACGTTTGATAGAAAGAGGGATAAACATTACTCTTGATGAACTGGTAGGATTTTATGTCAAAAACTAACAACCAAAGCGAACAGAGCCATGAATTTCTTAAGGAACAGTTGAGGCAGTTTGCAACAAAAAGAGATTGGAATAAATTCCACAATGCTAAAAATCTATCTATGGCTTTATCAGTGGAAGCTAGTGAGTTAGTAGAAGTTTTTCAATGGTTGACGGAAAAGGAAAGTGAAAACTTAAGTGAAAAGCAACATATAAAAGTAGAAGAGGAGCTCGCGGACATATTCCTCTATCTCCTGAGAATATCAGATGTTGTAAATGTTGATCTCTTTGATGCAGCAAATAAAAAACTGCTATTGAATGAAGAAAAATACCCTATACAAGTCTCTTTCGGAAATGCAATTAAGTACTCCGATAGATAACTTTAGGCATAGTTGTAACAAAGGTTTTAGGGAGCAATTAAACAGGGAAAACATAACGTATACACGTTGAGCCGCAAAGAGTACCGCCGCCTGGATAAGTAGGCGACCGGTATACTCCAGCAGCGCTGGCCAACCAAGGAGAACAACCAGTGGGTGGGGATGCTCAAGAGCAAACAGCAGACCTTGGCCTGCACCATTATGCGCAACCGTCACCCGCGCCCTTCCAGCCATCGCAGCCAAAGAACCGAACCGTATTAAGCCTTAGCCCCCCACTGTTCCGGTGCACTCAGCGGATGGTCGACCAATGGGCCGCCATCATATCGAGGAAGAGCTCATCTCTGTGACTATCGACCAGAGCGGCACCCTCCGGTGCGCCATCAAAGACCGCCTCCTTTAGATCGTATCGGGTAGCCCGACTGAGCGCGCCAACTCAGACGCTACCGAATGGCTTAACTACACCTACAAGCCAGCACAACACCAGGTTGTGGCGGATCAACGCCACATTAACATGTAGGAGTCGTCACAAAATAACTTTCAGTAAATACCGCTCAGGGCCTGTTAGAATGACCACCAGAAAGCCGTCTCCTTTCCCTTATCCCTTATTACGCCGGCCTACATCTTGGCCAGCTAAACCATGTGATACGTGTAACCTCGATCACAATCCCGGTTTGTTTTCGAAAACAAAGCTTGGTAGCTCCTTCCATTGCCGCGCCCAGCTTTGTTTTTGCAGCGTTGCAGGTGCTAGCACCATAATATGGGGGTTCAAAAGAATATTTATAGACAGCTCACACTGGTTAGTAATATGATGATTATAAAATTATTTCCATTTTTTATCACGAGAATGATGCTGGCTTATGCGTAAGGCTAGATTTATGGATTGATACCGTTCTTCATCAAATCACTATTAATTTTTTCATCCAAATGGTAAGGACCTATGAAACCAAAAGTATTTATTGGCTCTTCAAGAGAAGGTGTGCACATTGCAGACGCAATCCATGCAAACCTGTCATACGATGCTGAATGCACAGTTTGGAAAGATGGCGTATTCCAGCTTTCTAACTCCACACTCTCCGATTTGATTCGTATACTGCGCGATTCAGATTTTGGCATCTTCGTATTCTCGCCAGATGACATTACCGTAATGAGAGGAAATACCAACCAAGTTGTACGTGACAACGTATTATTTGAACTAGGGCTTTTCATCGGTCGTCTTGGATCAGAGAGATCCTTCTTTCTTATACCAGACAATGCGGCAGACCTTCGACTCCCTAGTGATCTAGCCGGAGTTACCCCAGGTAGATATGAAGGTGCTCGTACTGATGGAAACTGGATGGCGGCCCTTAATCCGGCTTGTATGCAAATTAAGATGCAAATGACTAGACTAAAGCCATTCCAAGATGCGCCGCTAAACGACGTTGCACCTATTCCAATAGAAAAAGAAACAACCACAACCTCATTCAAAGGAAAGATATATCTTGAGGAATACAAGAATAGCTATCTCATCAAGGGAGATACGAAGCCAATACGCTCGGATCTTAAAGCTTGGGCAAGCTGGAATCCAAACTTAGCTGCTTGGGTTTTGCCTAAAACCAAAAAGGATGATTTCGAGAGCGAGTTCGCAGACTTACTTAGCTGAGATTCTAATCATTTTCATAGCGGAACACCGACTGCCAAGCATTATCTCACGATAAGTGCATATGAACAATGTATGACAGTTTCAAGTAGATTGAGAATAACAACTGGGGGCGCTATTGCGCCCCCAGTCCTTTCTGTACCAACTGCCGCCCCTCTGGCGTCAGCGACCCCATCAAGCTCAGCACCAGCTGGTTCGTGGTCTTGGCCGAGGGGCTTAGGGTGTGGGCGAATGACAAAGTGGCCACCCAGCTATGGCCACACTCCGCATCGGTGCACTGACAGTAGAGATCCGAGACATCGTCGCTCAGTCGGTTGGTCTTGGTAATGCGGCCCCGCTGGCCACACACTTTGCAATAAACCCGCATTACGCCCCCTTTTCTATCCAAATCAACAGCCTATCTTGCCACAGCAAACACTGTTTGTTTATACAGCCGAACCGATATTCTCCCGAAAATCGACCCAGAGGGAGCGAGGGAGTCCCGCACTGTTAATGGCATCCTGGATAAGCTCGCACAGTGGCAGCACCTCGTTCCTCGCATAGGTGGCATCGTACTTCTCGGGATCCCCAAGCCCTCCCCCGCCATTGGTCGGGATGATACCGGCCAGCGCGGCCGGAAAGCGGTGGCTGGTCAGTACGTCCTGGGCGGTGATCCCCTTGATGGCAGCAAACTCATCCTTGGTGGCGATGTCCCCCACCGGAATAAGCTTTATGCCGTCGGGCTTGCCATCCGGGATGTTGACGAACATGGAGCGGAAGTTCCCCACCCCCTTGCTGTTGGCAATCTTGTCCTTCATCTCCTGTTCGGTGTCATCGTCCATGTTCGGGTCGGTGGCGTAGAAGATGAATCCCATGTGGGCGCCGTTGAGGAAGTATTTGCGCCGAAACAGGGTGGCATCCTGGTTGAGCAGGGCCGACTGCAGGCCGCCCAGGTAATCGGGCATGCCATAGACCTGCTGCTCGGGGTCGTACTGAGCTAGCCAAATCACATCCTCCGGCCGGTAAATCAGGTTCGGCTTGCCCTGCTGCTGCAGGTAAACAAAGCAGCCATCCTCACGCCGGCGCAGGTATACGCTCGATAGCGGGTGCAGCCCCACCACCTGGCCAAAGCCGTTACGAATTTTAAGCAGTCCTGCATCCCCGAACTGCAGATAGTTGTGCACGAACGCCGTGATGGTGGCGCGCTGGTTGGTAAAGCGCCCCGCCACCATGTTGCGCCGCGCCATCAGAATGGCCCCGTGGTGGGCGTTGGCCCGGGCCACCTTGGCCAACCCCTTGCGCTCGATGGGCGGCTGGTAATACTCGCCGTAGGGGTTGTAGAACACTCCGGTGTAATCCGTCATCCAGGCGGTGGGGTCTATCTCTTCCGGCATGCTGAACACCACGGAGGGGCGAGTGGAAGGGGTGGCCGCCTTGGCCGGTGCTTGCTGTCGTTTGGTCATGCTGCCTTTCTCTCCTGGCTGGTGACCCAGCTGGATTTTCGTTTGCGGTTTGTATCGAGTGGCTCGTTGGCCACGGCGTGGGCGATGGCAAAAAACACGTCGGCATGGCCGGTCACGTTGTCGCGGGCAGCCCGAAACGTCATCTGGCCGCCGCCGGTAGTGCTGCGCTTGATGGCGAGGAACGCCAGCGGTATATCCCGATCCGAGCTGTCCCACTCGATGCGGTTGGCTTCCACCACGTCGATCATTTTGAGTACCAGCTGCGACTTGCTCTCGATGCTGTAGTTGATGGGGTGGCACACCCCTTTGAACACGGGTTTTAACAGGTCAAACACCCCGGCGCCGATGCCGGAGACATCGACCCCGAGATACGTGACCCGAAACTTCTTGGCGATGCGCTCAATCTCCTGCGCCTGGTACTGGAAGTTGAGCCCGCGCCAGTAGTGCTTTTCCAGCACCCGGAACCGCTCGCCGGCGGCGGTAGGCGGGGCGACCACCACTAGGGTGGCGTTGTCGCGGGTGCGGCTCGGGTCGTAGCCCAGCCACACCTCCCGCCGGCCAAACGGGTCGGGACGCCCGGGCTTGTAGTCCTCCCAGCGGGTCGGGTCCACCCCTGCCCGCTCCATGTCCTGGAACTTGAACACCGACAGGGCATCGTCGATAAACCGGCACAGATACAGGCGCTCGAACACCTCCTCCGGGTACTCGTCTTTGAGCTCCTCGATGTCGATGAGGTTGCAGCCGAGGCGTATGGCATCCTCGATGGTGATGACGTAGCGCCACTGCCGATCGGGACAGATGCGCCCCCCGTCGCGCAGGTCATCTTCACTAGGGAAGTCAACAGCCTGCCGACTTGGGCGAGTACCCTTCCAGCGATCCCCGGTCCAGAACCGGTACGCTTCGTGCACCTTACTCGATGGCGTGGAGAAATAGGTTTTACGCCAGTGGCTCTGGGTGGCCATGGCGCTGGAGACATCGGAGAGCCGCTCGAAGTTGGGGATCCAGAAATACTCATCGATGTAGACGTTACCGGAGCGAGACTGGGCGCTGTTGGAGTTGGTGGAGCAAAAGATAAGCTCGGCGCCGTTCGACAAGACGATGGGGTTGCCGGTCAAGGTGACCCCCAGGAAGGTCTGGGCAATCTTGCAGATATAGGAGCGAAACACCTCCGCCTGGGCCCGGGTGGCGGACAGGAAGATCTGGTTGCCGCCGGTCAAAATGGCATCTTCCAGCGCCTCGCCGGCAAAGTAGTAGGTCATGCCGATCTGGCGTGACTTGAGGATATTACGGGTACGCGGCAAGGCCGGGTCGTTCTTGGCCTCCCGGCAGCGCAGCTGATAGCCAAACAGGGTACCCAGCCACTCGCTAAAGTCGGCCTCTGTCAGGTGGCCGATCTGGTTCTTGCCCTTCTTGCCGCCTTTGCCCTTGCTGCTGCCGCCATCCTGGGCGCCTCGGCCACGGCGCGGCCGCTCAGTGGCGGGTTCATCGCCACTCTCGCGGCGAGCGGTGAGTGCCTGCTGCCGTTCTGCCCACTTGAGCGCCTTCTCTTTGAGGCTGACATGGTGGCCGATGAGCCGGTCCAGCTCGTCCTGCTCGCCCGGGGTTTTCTTCTCGCGGTCCAGCAGCACATTGACCCGGCGGGCGATGGCATCCTCTACCGCCTCATCAGTGAGCAGCTCCCGCCAGCCGAGCTTTTCGGCCCAGTAGTAGACGATTCGGCAGGAGTTGAGCCCCAGTTCGTCCTTGATCTCCTGGGGGGTCCATCGCTTAAGGTAGAGTCCCCGCGCGGCATTGCGGATCTCTTCGGGATACGCCACGGCGCCTCCATCGATATGAATGATGGCGCCATCATAGCCAGCCCACTATCCCCACTTATCCCACTGATGTTCTGAGCAATTCGGATATCCCGCTGGATCCGAATCCCCCCGAACACAACCGGATGAAACCCCCTCGCCGACCCGATAGCCTGAGCCCGCATCTTATTGGGAGCAGGCATGAACGAATCAACCTTGAGAACTGGCTGGGTCTGTATCGCCACCGAAGGCAAAGCGGTGGACGGCCGAGACATCACCCGCGAATGGCTGGTCGACATGGCCGAGACCTACGACCCGACCTATTACACCGCCGTCATCTGGCCGGAGCATGATCGCTGGTCCAGCTATGGCACCGTGCAGGCCCTCAAGACCGAAGAGGTAGACGGCAAGCTCAAACTGTTCGCCGTCCTCTGTCCCAACCGGGACCTCGTTTACTGGAACCAAAGCGGCCAGTACCAGTTCTGCTCCATCGAACCGTTCGAGCAGTTCGCCGATCTGGGCCGAACCTACTTGATTGGCCTGGGCGTCACCGACCAGCCCGCCAGCACCGGCACCACCCATCTCAAGTTCAGCAAGAGCAGCAAGGGCCAAACCATCGGCACCAGCGAACCGCTGGATCTCTCCATGTTCAAGCTGCCCAAGCACGAGAAGCCCGACAGCCTGCTCTCAAAGCTGTTCAGCCTGCTGTCCAGCCATGGCGAGCACGAACCACAACCCACCCCCAGCCAATCCGAGGATGAGGAAATGAAACCAGAACAGTTCGATCAGATGCTGGGGGCCCTGACAGGCCTTGGCACCAAGATCGATGCCTTCAGCGCCAAGCTGGAAACCAAACCGGAGGCCGAACCGGCACCGGTCATCGACCCGGTAAAAGAAGACAAGCCCGGCGTCACCACCGAGCAGTTCAACCAGCTGCAAACCCAGCTCAGTGAACTGACCGCCAAGATCGACCAGTTCTCCGTTGAAGTGCCGGGCCAACGCCCGGGCGCGCTCGGCGGTGACGATACCCCCACCGCATATTAAGGAGCGACCGTGAGTCAGACCCTAACCGTCCAGGCCCGTCAGCGCCTCGAAAAATACAGCGCTGCCCTGGCCAAGACCTATGGCATCCCCGTTAACGTGCTGGACAAACAGTTCAGCGTCATCAGTGGCCCGGTGGAAACCGGCCTGCGCGCGGGCCTGCTCGCCTCGGTCGAGTTCCTGAACCTCATCACCTGCATGGATGTGGATCAGATCAAGGGCCAGGTGGTGCAAGTCGGCATCGGCAAGCTGTTCACCGGCCGCAAGAAAAATGGCCGCTTCAACGGCAAGGTCGGCGTGGATGGCAACACCTACGAGCTGACCGAGACCGATTCGTGTGCCTCGCTCGACTGGGCGACCCTGTGCGTCTGGGCCAACGCTGGCAGCGAGGGCGAGTTCATCCGCCTGGTCGGTGAGTTCATCAACACCGCATTCGCCCTCGACATCCTGCGGGTCGGCTGGAACGGCGTATCTGCCGAAGAGACGACCGACCCCGAGGCTCATCCGCTGGGTGAAGACGTCAACAAGGGTTGGCATCAGATCGCCCGCGAGTGGAACGGCGGCAGCCAGATCATCAAGGCCGGGGCCGGCAAGAAGATCCACTTCGACCCGGACGGCAAGGGCGATTACAAGACCCTGGACGAGATGGCCTCCGATCTTATCAACACCACCATCGATCCCCTGTTCCGCCAAGACCCGCGCTTGGTAGTGCTGGTCGGTACCGAACTGGTGGCGGCGGCCCAAGCCAAGCTCTACAGCGAAGCCACCAAGCCGAGCGAGCAGATCGCCGCCCAAAAGCTGGCCGAGTCAATTGCTGGGCGCAAGGCCTACATCCCGCCCTTCTTCCCGGGCAAGCGGATGGTGGTCACCACCCTGGACAACCTGCACTGCTACACCCAGCGCGGCACGCGCAACCGCAAGGCCGAGGATAACCAGGATCGCAAGTGCTTCGATAACCAGTACTGGCGCATGGAAGGCTATGCCCTGGGCGAGCACCTGGCCTATGGCGGCTTTGAAGAGGCCGACATCGAGATCGGCGCCGCGCCGGCAGTACCCGAGGCCTAAGTCATGAGCTCACCCGGTCAACGTCACAAACAGCGCGTGCAAGCCATGCAGGGGGCGCAGCAAACCGCCAGCTCTGGCATGGCCACCGGTGCGGTGGCGGACAGCCTGCACCTGCAGTTGATTGCCCTGGAACAGGACATCGTCCGGCTGCGCAAGCTGGCCCGTATCGGGGACCGGGTGAACATGAAACGCGATGAGCTGATGCCCAAGTACCGCCCCTATGTGGAGCGCTATCTGGCCGCCGTCAGTGAGTCCGGCCAGCCCTACCAGAACGAGCTGTTTCAGCGCCTCATCATCTGGGCCTTTGATGTCGGGGATTTCGACACAGGCATTGCCTGGGCGGAGCTCGCCATTGCCCAGGGACAGCGCACCCCGAACAACATCAAGCGTGACTGGGCCCACTTCGTGGCCGACACCGTGCTGGAGTGGGCAGAGAAGCAGTCGGCCGAAGGTCATGCCGTCGAGCCCTGGTTCTCCCGGGTGTTCGACAAGGTGCGCAATGACTGGCGCCTCAACGAGCGGTTGACCGCCAAGTGGTTCAAGGCGGCCGGTTGCCTGCTGCTACGTGACCACGACGGCCAGCCCCGCCCCAGCGCCGTGGGTGACAGCGCCACCCTGGAGCAAGCCGATCACTGGCTGGCCCAGGCCGACAAGCTGCACGGCAAGGTGGGCGTCGGCACCTTGCGCCAAAAGATTGCCATGCGCCTGCGGGCGCTTAATCCGGAATAAAAAGCCGGAGCAATAAGACTCTCCGCGCCACCGCACCCCGGCGCGAATGCCATGGGCAGCCTCTGGCGAGCCTTGCGGCAATTGCGTGGCTACAGGGGTGCCCCATTTCAACCAACCAGCGAGGCAAGCCATGTTTGCAGGCAAGGACATCGACTACAGCGCCGCCACTATCCGCAATGACGGGTTCTGGCCGGATGTGGCCGTCGCCGATTTTGAGCGCCGCCGTGCCGTGCCTGCCGATCTAGATACCCAGACCACCGGCGCCGCCCTGCTGGCCGCAGTCTCTGAAATCAACCTGCAGCTCGAAAGCCATCAGGCCACGCTGCTGGGCAAGGGCTACACCACCGCCGCCGAGGTACCCGGGCCCAGCCTGGAAGGGGGCAGCAATGCCCTGACCGAGCAGTATCTGGCCGCTGTCTTTGCGCGCGCCAAGTCCGCGCTGCTACCCGAGTTCGCCAGCGTCACCGAGCGGGCGACCGCCAACAACCAGGTAGAGCGTTCGCCAGACCAACGCGCCCACCTGCTGGCCGAGAGTCAGCAACTAGTGCGCAGCATCAAGGGCAAGCACAGAGCGGGGGTCTCGCTGATATGAACAGTGACATGAATGAGCAGCAGGCCCAGGGCTATTTCCTGCAGGCGCTCCACGCCGAGCTGTTGCGGGTGTTGCCGGCCAAGTGCCACAAGACGCTCGATAGCTGGATGGAGAACGGCACCATCCGGCTGGAGCCCAAAAACATGGGCCCCACCGGGGTGGATGTGGCATGGCTCACCTATCAGGCGGTGTTCACCATCGAGCAGCTGCCGTTTCGCGAACTGGATCCAGCCATCGTGCTCGCGTCAGTAGCGGCCTGGGTGCAGGAACATGACGAATTCCGCGAGCGGTTCGAGCTGGACGATCCCGAGTACGCCGTTACCCCGAACGATGAGAGGACGGCCGACCTTGAGATCCAGCTCCCCTTCACCGAGCCGCTGCGCCTGGTTGAGCACGAGCTGGGCCCCATCAACTGGGACGGCAAACGCTGGAACGTGGCCCCCTACGACATCTGGGTGGCCGACCATATCAACCTGAACGTAGGTGATACCGGCCATCACCAGATCGGTGGCCAGTCATGATCACCATCACCCTGGACACTCACCGCAGCAAAGACCAGCTCAACCTGCTGGCCCTGCCACCCAAGCAGCGCAAGCGTCTGGTGTGGCGCGCAGCCAACGAGATGAAGAAGCTGGCCGCCCGTAACGTGCGCCAGCAACAAGACCCCAACGGCCAACCGTGGGCACCGCGCAAGCGGGGCAAACGCAAGATGTTGCGTGGCCTGCCCAAGCTGTTGCAGATCCGCGAGCCTCGTCAGGACGTGGCAGAGCTGGGGTTCACCAAGGGCACCATGAGTGCCCACGCCGGGGTCATCGCCAACACCCACCAGAAGGGGCACACCTACAAGGTAACGGCAGCCAGCCGGCGCCGGATTGCCCCCAGCGACAGCGGCAAAAACAAGCAGGCCAGCAAGGCACAAGCCCGCAAGTTGCGGGAACTGGGGTTCAAACGCCCGGGCAAGCGCAAGCGGGCATACCGCTCGGCCTCACTGGGCTGGATAACGGGCAACCTCAACTACGCCCAGGCGGGGTTGCTCATCAAGAAACTCAAGGATGAACCGGTGAAAGAGAGCTGGGAGATCCAGCTACCGGCCCGCCCGTTCCTGGGCGCCAACACCCAGCAGCGCGAGCAGGCCTTTGCCCGCGCGCTGCAGAGCATCAACTACGGCTGGGACGTCAACAAGCAAGGCATGAAGGGGAAATAACGGCATGTGGCCTTATGTACAGATCAACAACTTGAACCAGATGCAGGGGCCTGTGACGGAAGTCGAGCGCCACCTGCTGTTCATCGGCAGTGCGCCGACCAACACCAACAAGCTGCTCTCGCTCAACACCCAGTCTAACTTTGACACCCTGCTGGGCGAGGCTGACAGCGAGCTGAAAACCAACCTGCAGGCCGCCATGGCCAACGCCGGCCAGAACTGGACGGCCGCCGCCTTCGTGCTGCCGACCGACATGGACTGGAAGGATGCCGTTCGCACCGCCCAGAAGACCCAATCCTTCGAGGGCTGCGTGGTGCTGGGGCAGGAGTGGGACAAGGCGAAAATCAACGCCGCCCACGCCCTCAACCAGGAGCTGATCGCCAAATGGGGACGCTGGCAAGCCATGCTGCTGGCGGTGCCGGGTATCGTCTCCACCGCCGAGGGTGGTCAGGACTGGAGCGAATACGAGGCAGAACTGGCTGCCCTGCAGGATGGCATCGCGGCTGAATCGGTCTCCCTGATCCCGCAGCTGTGGCCCAACCTCATCGGGGCTTACGCCGGCCGCCTGTGCAACCGGGCAGTGAGCATCGCTGATAGCCCTTGCCGGGTGAAAACCGGCTCGGTGGTCGGCCTTGGTGCTACCCCCAAGGACAAGGACGGCACCGAACTGCCGCTGGCCACCCTGCAGACCCTGGAAGCCAGCCGTTACTCGGTGCCGATGTGGTACCCGGACTTTGACGGCACCTATTGGGCCGATGGCCGCACCCTGGACGTCGAGGGCGGCGACTACCAGGTGATCGAAAACCTGCGTGTTGCTTACAAGGTCGCCCGCCGGATGCGCCTGCGTGCCATCGCCCGCATCGGCGATCGCTCGTTCAACTCCACCCCGGGCAGCACCGAGGCCGCCGTCATGTTCTTCGGCAAGGACCTGCGCCAGATGGCCAGCGCCATCACCATCAACGGCCAGCCGTTCCCGGGCGACATCGCCTCACCCAAGGATGGCGACATCCGCATCCAGTGGACCGCCAAGAACCTGGTCTCCATCTATGTAGTGGTGCGCACCGTGGACTGCCCCAAGGGGATCACCGTCAACATCATGCTCGATTTGAGCCTCAACAACGGGGAGGGCTAACCCATGACCCGCCGTATTTCAGGCCAGTCCTTCGACACCACCCTGATGGGCACCATGGTGCACATCGAGAAGGCCAGCCTCTCCATCACCGACAACAGCGCCGTGGCGCAAACCCGTGGCATCCCTGATGGCTATATCGATGGGGATGTGGCCGCAGAGCTGGAGTTCGAGCTCGACGCCAAGAACTTCAAAATGCTGTGTGAGAGCGCCAAGCGTCAGGGCAGCTGGCGCGGCATGAAGCCGGACGATGTGCTGTTCTACGCCGACACCGGCGACGAGACCATGAAGGTGGAAGCCTTCGGCGTGAAGCTGGTGATCTCTGACCTGCTCGATATCGATCCCAAGGGCGGTAGCAAGGGGGTGCACAAAATCAAGGGGTTCGTCACCTCGCCGGACTTCGTGCACATCAACGGCATGCCGTACCTGTCGGATGACGACACCCGTCACCTCAAGGGCTAACCGATGGATCTGATCGACCGCGCCAACCAACACGCCGAGCGGATGCTGGCGGCCCAGCTGGATAGCCAGCTTGGCCGCAGCCACTACCAGGGCGAGAGCTTGCACCTTTGCGAAGCGTGCGATGACCCGATCCCGGAGGAACGCCGCCAGCGAGTACCCGGGGTGCGCAAATGCGTGCCCTGCCAGAGCCGCGCAGAGCGTCGCGGCCAATAAGCATCGAGAACGGGATATGAACCCTATGCCAAACAAAGACCCCACCCTCTGGGCCGCCCTGCTGGCCTGGCTGATGGACAACTGGCCCGCAGTTTCCGGGGCGCTGCTGGCGCTGAGCATTTCGTTTATGCGCATCACCTATGACGGCGGCAGCGGGCGCCGCCGCCTGATCGAATCAACCATGTGCGGCCTGATCACCTTGGCCGCCGCCTCCGGCACCACCCTGCTGGGCGTGCCCTATGAGGCATCCCCCTTTATCGGCGGCATGGTGGGGCTGCTCGGCATGGACTTTATCCGCGATCGGGCAAAGACGGTTTTCAACAAGAAGGAGGGATGACATGGCGCTGCGCTGGATTGAAGAGGCTCGCACGTTCTTGGGCCTCAGAGAGATTAAAGGGCCCAAACATGCCCAGGCCATCCTGGACATGTGGAAGGCGATCAAGCGGGGCGGCATCAAAGACGATGAAACCCCGTGGTGCGCCGCCTTTGTCGGGGCTTGCCTTGAACGGGTCGGCATCCAGTCGACTCGCTTTGAGAGCGCCAAGAGTTACCTGGACTGGGGCGAGAAACTGGATCGCCCCGTGCTTGGCTGCGTGGTGGTGTTCACCCGTGACGGTGGTGGCCATGTGGGATTCGTGGTCGGCAAGTCACCCTCCGGCAACCTGCTGGTGCTCGGTGGCAACCAAGGGGATGAGGTGAATATCCGTGAATTTCCACTGACCCGCGTCACCGGTTACCGCTGGCCATTGAATGAGCCGGTGCCGGTGGGTGAGCTGCCGATCGGTACGCCAGCCCGGCTGTCCATGGTGGAAGCATGAACATCCTCAAGGAGCTGTTCTCCAACCTGCTGTTTGTCCTGGTACTGGTCATGGGCGCCGCCCTGTTCCTGGGCAGTCGCATGCTGGATAGCCGTGGCAAAGCGCTGGCCTCGGCCAACGAGACCATCGGCACCCTGCAGACAGCCAACGGCCAGCAGGCCGCTGAGCTCCAGGAGCAGCAGCTGATAACGACGGGCTTGCGCCTGCTGCTTAACGACCAGAACGCGGCATTGACCGAGCTCGACAACCAGAACAGGAAAACCGCCGATGAACTGCAACACGCCTTGGCCACGCCACCGGCGGGCCGCCCGGATTGCGCTCGCGAGCCTCTGCCTGGCGGTGCTTTGCGCCTGCTCCAGCCAGCCCACCACCGTGGTGAAAACCCAGGTGGTCAAGCGCCTACCGCCGCCGGGGCTGGTGCCTCACTGCCCGGAGCCTGAATTCACGGGGAACACCTACGGCGACGCCGTGCGGTTTATCCCCACCCTGCAGACGGCGCTGCGCCGCTGCCAAACCCAACTCAGCACCCTGAACGACTGGATAACCCAAGAGGAAACCACCCCATGAGCAAAAAAATCACCCTGACCATCGCCGGTACTGACATCAGCTTTGAACCGACCATGACCGCCTACAACGGCTTCATCAACGACATGATGCCCAACGACAAGGTCGCACCGGCTCACAACTACCTGAAGAGGATCGTCTGCACCGAGAGCAAAGAGGCACTCGATGAGCTGCTCCAGCGGCCCAGTGCCGCGCTGCAGCTGGCGGGCGCCATCAACAAAGAGTTCGCCCCTGATCTGGAAATCACCGTAAAAAACTGACCGCGCGTACCGAGGCCATCGAGCGCAACCAACTGGAGCAGGTGCTGGCGCTGCGACGCTACTACCTGCCCCATGAGGATGACGACATCGAGAGCCTGGCTCGCGCTACCTGGTTAGACAAGTACCACCGAGACTCCAACGCCATCGCTGTGGCCGAGGGTATCGCCAAAGCACTGAACGGATAAGAGACCCCTATGGCCTGGATGGAAAAATTGATGATGCAGGTGGCCTTGGTTGACCAGGTCACCAAGCCCCTTGCTGGCATCAATGCCCAGATGGACAAGGTCAGCAAGGCTGGCCGCCAGGGCTGGGGCAGCATGGCCATGGGGGCCACCACCGTCGCCGGCGGCGTCATGGCGATCCAGGGGGCTCTGGGCCCCGCCATCGAAATGGATCGGGCGCTGGCGGAAGTGGCCTCCCTCGATGTGCAAAAGGATGTGCTCGGGGCACTGGGCCGCGAGGCGCTCAAACTCTCCATCCAGTATGGTGAGTCGGCCACCGAGATCGTGCGCTCCTCCTACGATATCCAATCCGCGATCGCCGGGCTGGAAGGCAACGAACTGCCCGCCTTCACCCGCGCATCCACCACACTCGCCAAAGCCACCAAGGCCGACACCGCCACCATCACCAACTACATGGGCACCATGTACGGCATCTTCGAGCAGCAGGCCAAGCAGATGGGCAAGGCCAACTGGGTCGAGGATGTGGCCGGCAAGACGGCGCTGGCGGTGCAGCTGTTCAAGACCACCGGCCAGGGCATGGCCGATGCCTTTGGGGCGATCGGTGCCAACGCCACCGCCGCGGGCGTCTCGATGGATGAGCAGTTCGCCGTGATCGGCCAACTGCAGGCCACCATGAGTGGCGGCGAGGCCGGTACCAAGTTCAAGTCGTTCCTGGCTGGTGTCGGTGGCGCTCAGAAGGCGCTCGGCATGCAGTTCACCGACTCGGCAGGCAACATGCTGCCGGTGCTGACCATCCTGGACAAGCTCAAGATGCGTTACGGCGAGACCATGAGCGTGGCCGAGGGGGACGAGCTCAAGAAGGCCTTCGGCTCAGATGAGGCGGTCGCCATGATCAAGCTGCTGATGACCAACACCAAGGGGCTGGCCACCAACATCAACGCGCTGGCCAACACCCACGGCATGGGCAAAGCCGAGCAGATGGCCGCCTCTATGACCGACCAGTGGGAACGGGTGACACAGGGATGGTTCGCCATCCGTGCCGCCGCCTTCGGGGTGGTGCTGCCTGCCATCAATGCGGTGGTCGGCGTCTTTGCCGATGGTGCCAATGATGTGCTGCGCTGGACGCACCTCTTCCCGAACCTGACCAAGGTGGTGAGCTATACCCTGCTCGCCATCGTCGGGCTGAGTATGGTCACCGGGGTGTGGATGCTGGTTGCCGGGCTCGCCAAGCTGGCCACCCTGGGGCTCGGCATCGCCTGGACCGTCATCATGGCGCCGCTCAACCTGCTCAAAGCCGGGCTGGTTGCCTTTCGTGCCATCCTGCTGGCCGTCAATATCATGATGGCCGCCAATCCTGCCGTGCTGCTGGCCTATCTCATCGGGGGGGTGCTCGTCGGAGCTATTGGGTTGGCGATCTACTACTGGGACGACCTGAAAAAGACCCTGGCAGACTGGGGCGTGTTCGACGCCATCCAGGCGATGATCGACGGGGCAGCCGCCGGCTGGGCCAACTTCATGCAGTTGCTTGCCAACCTCAGTCCCTTCCAGTTGCTGGGCAAAGCCGTGGACTGGTTGATCGACAAACTCAACATGATCCCGGGCGTCAACATCGAGCTCGGCAGCATGCCGGATCTCGCCATGCCGACCATGCCGCCACTGAATGTGCCGGTCATGCCCGAGGTGATGAATGTGCCAGCGCAAGAGCGACAACAAGAGACAGTCAACGCGCCCCTCGCCCGCTACCGCCAGCAAGACCAGAGCAAGGTGCCATCCAGTGGCATTGGCCAGCAGCTGATCCAGGCCAACGCGGCCGCGACCTCTGCCAACCAGAAGCCGGCCAAATCTCTGCACGTCGGCGAGGTGCACATCACCAACCAGAACCCGATGACCCCGGAGCAGATGGCCGAGAACGTCTGGCTGGAGACCAAATGATGAATGAACCCCTGACCCACGAACCTAAGTACATCGATCTTCTGGTCGTCAACGGTGCCTGGCAACTCGATGCCGGCGGCCAGCCGCGCTACACCCAGGACCGCCACAGCATCGGCCAGGACATCAAGCACCGCATCATGGAGTCGGGGCTCGCCCGCAAGCTCATCGGCGAGCGCAGCCCTACCCTGCGCAGCGACGTGATGACCGAGATTGAACTGCTGGTAGAAGACGACGAGCGGCTGGTACCCGGCACCATCCTCATCAGTGAAGAAGCCCCCGACCGGGTGCTGGTCACCGCTCGCACCTATGAATTCGGCGATTTGGAGGTAACCCTGTGAACCTGCGCCCGAATGTGGACTTTATGGCCCTGCTGGCCGAGACCGGCGTCCCGACCACCGAGCAGGCCATGGAGGCCGAACTCAAAAAGGAGGTGGTGGCCGCCGGCTCCCTCATCACCAATGACAGCGACGTGAGCCCGTTCTGGCGGCTGGTGCGCGGGGTGATCATCACCCCGGCGCTCTGGCTTATCCGCACGCTCTTGGCCGGCCATGTGCTGCCCAACACCTTCGCGGCCACCGCCACCGATGCCTATCTCGACCTCAAGGCCTGGGACGTGGACCTGACCCGCAAGGCGGCCCAGACCACCCGGGGCCTGGTCAACTTCGTAAAAACCAACCCCAGCGAAGCGGTCACCATCCCGGCCGATATCTGGATAGCCACCGAGCGCATCAACGGCACCATCTACCGCCTCAAACCCCTGCAGGCGGTAGTGAGCCCCGCCGGCGAAGCGGTGGCCAAGGTGGTCTGCGAGGCGGAGTTCGCCGGCGCGGCCTGGAATCTGGCGCCCGGCTATTACAACCTGCTCAGTGAACCGGTGACCGGCATCCTGTCGGCCCGCAACGATGACAAGGAGTGGATCACCACCCAGGGCGCCGATGCCGAGGGCAACGACGCACTCGGCCTGCGCATCCAGAACCAGTTCTCGGCGGTGGGGCGTTACCACATCGACGCCATTTACCGCTCCATGCTGGCCAGCGTCGCCGGCATTCGGGCCGACCACATCTTCTTTGAACACGAGGCCCCGCGGGGTCCGGGTACCGCCAATGCCTACATCCTGTTGGAGGTGGGCGCGACCCCGGCCAGCCTGATTGAGCAGCTCAACGACTACGTGGGCCGCCAGGGCAACCATGGCCACGGGGATGACCTGTTCGTGATGGCCATGCCAGAGACCCAGCACAGCCTGACGCTGGCGATCTGGCCCCAGCCCAACCTCACCGATGAGCAGAAAGCCGCCCTCAAGGCGGGCGCCGAGAACCTGGTCAAGGCGGCGTTTCGCCAGTCGGCGGATTTCCCGAGCGTCACCCGCACTTGGCCGCGCTCGCGCTTCTCGCTCTCCCAGCTCGGCCGCGAGCTGCACAGCCAGTTCCCGCAGCTGCAGAGCCTCAAGTTTGCGCAGGATGACATCGTGTCGGGGCTGGCCATCCCTCGCCTCGACAAGCTGGCGGTGACCCTGCATGAGTAAGCCGACCCCGCTTGAACACGACCTGCAGGCGCCGGCGCTGCCCGATGCCAGCGCCCCCTGGTGGGAGGACGGCTACACCATCAGCCCAGCTCACGCCGAGCCCGGGTTTCTGGCCAAGGGCATCAACGCCTTCTGGCAACGGGTCAAAGGCTGGCTGCTGCTGCCACTGGCCCAGCAAGACCCGCTGACCTGCTCGGAGTCCCTGCTGGCGCTGCTCGCCTGGGAGCGGGACATCAGCCGCTTCAACGGCGAGCCGCTGCCGCTCTTTCGCAAGCGGGTCAAGTTCGCCTTTGTGAACGCCCGGGACGCCGGCGAGGTGGCCGGCTTTAAGCGCATCTTTGAGCGCCTTGGCATCGGCTGGTGTGACATTCACGAACGCCAGGCCGGCGCCCCCTGGGACGTCATCACCATCGAGGTGACCGACGGCGCCATCGCAGCCAACCAGAAACTGATGGAAACCTTGATCCAACACTATGGCCGCACCTGCCGCCGCTATCGCTTTCAGGTGGTTTACCCGGTCACCGGCACCCTGCGGTTCGGTCGTATCGACATGAGCCAGCAGATGTTCGGCGCGACACTTAAGAGGAACGCATGAGCCAAATCATTACCAACGCCTTCTCCCGCTACTGGCAGGAGTGCCTCGCCACCCAGGCACCGGTGGTGCTCGATGAGTTCGTGCTGGCCAAGGTGCCGGGACTCGATCCCGATGCCGCCATCAACCCGGATAGCGGCTTGCCGCCGGCAAACCAGATTGTGCACCGCCACGCGGTGGACCAGCGCGGGCGCATCAACAACGATGCGGTGGCTTACACCATCGTCATGGACACCACGGTCGGCGATTTCAGCTTCAACGCCATGTACCTCATCAACAAGGCCACCGGCGTGGTCGGGATGATTGTGCACAAGGGGCTGGAAACCAAACTCAAGACCAATGAGGCCACCGGCCAGACCGGCAACAGCCTGGTGAAATCCATGCTGATGGAGTACGACCGTGCCTCTGAGGCCACCGCCACCCATGTGGACGCCAGCACCTGGCAGATAGACTATGCAGCCCGCCTGCGCGGGATGGACGATGACCTGCGTCTGCAAGCGCTGCAGTTCTTCGGGCCGGCCACCTTCTACGGGGATGGCTTTAACCTGGTCAACGAATCCGGGGTCTACAAGGTGCAGCCCGGGGTGGCCTACGTGGGCGGCCTGCGCGCGGAACTCAACGAGGTCAAAAAGGTGACCCCGGGCGCTAAGCCGGTGGGGCTCTGGCTCGATATCTACCGGGCCGGCTCCCTGCTCGATGCCTGGGTGAACCACTTCACCCTGACCTTGAGCGTGCCCGACCTGGTGGATTACCGAGACGCCAACGGCCATCAGCACCATGTGACCAAGGTGGCCATCGTCAATGCCAATGGCAGCGTCACCGACGTGCGCCGCAAGCGCACCATCGAGCTGACCGGGGACGTGGCCGGTAAGGGCATCCTGGAAGATGCCCAAGGCGTCACCATCGCGGTGGAGATAAAAGACGGCAGCCACCGCCACCGGTGGAATGAGCTCGACCAGATACCGGCCACCGCCAGCCGCTGGCCTAGCTATAACGAGGTGACCAACAAACCGGATCTGGCTGCTGCCAACCACACCCACCCGGGCACGCTGACCAATCCAATCCCGCTGGCCAAGGAAGACCTGAACACCCTCATCACCCCCAGCGTGTTTCGCCAGGAGTCCGATGCCAATGCCGCGGCCTCAATCAACTATCCCGAGCCTAAAGCCGGCTCCCTGACAGTGACCGTCGGCGCCGGGGTGCAGCAGCGTTACCACGTCTACAACACCAGCCGGGTCTATACCCGCGCCCAGTACAACACCGGGGCCTTCACACCCTGGGCCCGGGATTACAACACCCTGAACAAGCCGAGCGCCGATGACGTGGGTCTGGGCAAGCTCGCCAACATTGCCCCCAGTTACGATCCATCGGCCAACACCTATGCCCTACGCGACGGCTCCGGCGACCTGCTAGTCCGCACCTTGCGCACCAACCTGGTCGATGAGCAGCGCATGGTCGGCGCGGTGGCCTTTCGCGTTGACTACGGCAACGACAGCTATCTGCGCTACTGCAGTAGCCAGGCGGCGTTTCGTCAGTGGCTCAACCAGGCAGCAACTGGCTGGGAGGTGGGCTGGCGCTTAGGGATCTCGGATCCCAACTACGCAATGACCGAATACCACATCCCGGGCAAATGGGCGGTGATGACCTACCTTGCGGCCGATGGCGCGTTTCGGATTGCTTCCTCCAACGGTCAAGGGGGATCCACCGCCACCCGCCTGACGATTGATGCCGCAGGGAACGGCTCCTTTGTGGGCACGGTGAATGACGGCACGGGCCGTTGCTACAGCCCGGGAAACCAGCCCCACTACACCCATAACCACACGGCCGCGCAAGGCAACCAGGACATCGTCGCCAGCGGTTGGGGGCAGGTAGGTACCTACATGATGGCCGCAGTGATCCCGGGCCATGCCGCTGCCATGAATCCATCTGCCACCATCGCCGGCTCGTCGCTGCGCCCTGCCAACGCCTCCGAGTGGGGCCAGAATCGCGATTGGGCCTTGCCGGGCACCTGGAAGTGCTTGGGGTTTGTCACAGATAACAGCGATGACCGATGGGATGACCGCACCACCTTGTGGATCCGGGTCGCATAAAGAGAGGAGAACATCATGGAACGCATTGAAGTGATCAGCGCCGCGCGCCCACGCCATTATGCAGCGGATCCCGACAGCATCACCCTGGACGTGCTGTTTGCCCACCTGCCCGAGCAGGTGCAGTTCGCCGCCCGCAAGGATGACTCGGAGGAGCATGGCCGCGAGCTCTACAGCCGGGCCGTGTTTGGCGAGTTTGGCGATATCGAGGTGATCACCCCCGCGCCGCCGACCGAGACGCAGCAGCAGGCCCGCCTGGCGGCGCTGCTCAAACAGGCCGCCACCACCATGGCGCCGCTGGAGGATGCCGAGGAGTTGGGCATCATCAGCGAGGCCGAGCGCGCGCAGCTCACCGCCTGGCAGCGCTACCGGGTCACCCTCTACCGCCAGCCACAAAGTGAAGGTTGGCCCACCGAGGTCAACTGGCCAGAGATGCCGCAATGAGTTGGACGCAAGGGGCGCTACGCTGGCCGGCCAGTGCCGCCAGCCTGCAGGCCAACGCCCAGGGCGTGCTGGCCCAGATCCCGGCCACCCAAACCAGTGCTATGGCGCGCCTACAGAGCGTGGCCGAGCGTGCCCAATACCCACGCAGCCCGCTAAGCGAGGCGGCCACCGCACTGGCGGGCCTGCGCAGCGATCTCGACCGGTTGCTGGTCACTGGCCGTTGCCTGACCGTCACCCCCTACCAGCACGGGGTCGGCCAACAGCAGGGGCAGCAGTTCAGCTTGGCCGCCCCCAATGCGGTGGCCACCCTGGCCGCCAAGCTGCAGGACGGGGCCGACCCCCTCCTGCCCAGCGGGCAACTGCATGCCCTCGCCTGGCTGGTCACCGGTAACAGTGCCGAGGACCTGGCAAAGCAGCTGGCTATCCTCTGCGCCCTGCTGCCACTGCCCGAGTGGTGCGCCACCCTGCGGCGCCTGCACGCCAACAACGACACCATGAGCCAGCCCACAGCGGCCAAGGTGCCGCGCTGGCGCGCCGATGAGCCGCTGAGCTGGGCACCGCTGCGCCCGGCCCGCATGGCGTTGGGGGCAGAGCTCGCCCAGCTGGAGAGCCTGGCCCGGGATAGCCAGACCCCGATCGCCAAGCTGCAGGGACTGGCGACCCGCCGCGCCGCTCGCCTGGCACAACTCGCCGAGGCGCTGACCAACTTGGAGACGCTCTCCGGCACGCTCTGGCACTGGCATGGCCAGGGGGATGCGGCCAGCCTCGCCACCCTGCTTGGCCAAAGCGCACCTCCCGACCACAGCCAGAGCATGACGGTTGGCGCTCTGCTGCTCTCCCCGTCCCCGCTTACCTTCTGGCAGGAGTTAACCCCATGAGCCAAGCCATGCTGACCCTCGATGGCGAGCCCATCATCATGAAGTCGATGCGGGTATCCGCATCGATGCAGTTTCAGGACAAGGATCAGAGCGGCCAGACCAGCTCGACCAGCAGCGCCGAACAGGGCGCCAAGGGCAAAGAGCTCGACATCTCAGGTCTCATCCCGTTCAAGGATGAGCGCATGCTGAGCCGGCTGTTTGAGCTGGCCGATGCCAAGGGCGATGGCGGCAAACGCCACGTCTACCGGGTCGGCTCGCTGCTCGCCAAGTCGGTGAAGGTGCGCCAGGCCAAGTTTGCCGGCCGCATCACCGCCAGCGAACAGGAGGGACTATTGGCCTGGCAGGTGCAGTTCACCTTGAAGGAGTTCAACTCGGTACCGGAGAAGCGCGAACAACGCTTGCCGAAGAAAGCCCCCACCGTGGGCCAGAGTACCGCCAACACCCGCACCGCCAAGCCAGGCGCCAAAGGGACTGGCGACGACGAGCAAGACCTCAGCAGCTTCGAGCGCTATGTACTCAAACCGATGGATGACATGCTGGCATGAAACTCTCCACTTCACTGACCCTCGCCGGCCAGCCGGTGCACCTGGTCGACCATGACCTTGTGCTGGACATCAACGCCGGCGGCCGCGCCGCCCTGACCATTGAAGGAACGGCCAGCAAGGGGCAGACCTTCACCCTGGACACCGGCTACAACGGCGACCTGCGCCGCTGGTTCACCGGCTACGTGTACGACGTGCAGCCTGCCGCCAATGGCGCCAGCAAGCTGCTGTGCCGCGAGCTGGCCGGTGCCTTGGGCTCCCGGCTGCCGGTCAGCCAACAACACGCCACCCTACGCGGCCTGCTGGCCTGGCTGACCGACCAGACCGGTCTGACCTTCCTGCTGCCCCAGGGCAGCGATTACACCGACCGGCCGATCCCGAACTTCACCAGCGCAGGCACCGGCTATCAGCTGCTCGATAACGCAGGCCGCGCCTTCGAGGTACCCGACTTTGTCTGGTACCAGCAACCCAATGGCGCCATCTTTGTGGGCAGCCACGCCCACAGCCGCTGGCATGACAAGGAGGTCACGCTTGATCCCGCCTGGTCAGGCCGCCAGGCGGGCGACACCCTGACCCTGTCGCCGGTGCCGGCCATCCGGCCCGGGACCATCATCAACGGCAAGCGGGTTATGCGGGTGCGGCTCAAGGGTGATGAGATGACCCTGACCACAGCCACCCCGGGCAAGGTCAGCAAGTCGCCAGAGCGGCGCAAGATAGAGGGGGAGTTCCCGGAGCTGGCCGACAAGATGCACCTGCCCAAGTTCGGGCGAGTCGAGGCCATCAGCGATCAGGCCAGCTCTGGCCAGCTCAATGACCCCTTTCGCCCCCGCTATGCGGTGGACGTGCAACTGCTGGGTGAGGATGGCCAGCCGGACAAGGCCGCCCCACTTTATCGGGCCGTGCCGCTGCCAGTGCAGTTCGGCGGGCAGGAGCAAGGGCTGCTGCAGTTCCCCCTTGAGGGGACGCTGGTTGAACTGGGGTTCGCCTTCGGGCGGGCCGACCGGCCCTTTATCCGCACCGTGCTCGGTGGTGGCTGGGCCCTGCCGGACATCACCCCGGGCGAGCAGCTGCAGCAGCAGCGGGCCGAGGTGTTCAGCCGCACCGATACCGTGGGCAACCTGAGCCGCCACACCGACCGGTGCCTGCATGACCAAGCCCTGCAGATGCGCCACCAGAGTGACGACTACCTGGGGGAACATGGCCAGCATCAACTGCAGGTGGTACAGCACAGCATCGAGGAGGTGGGCGGGTTCAAGCTCATCGAGGCGCTGGGCGCCATCGAGCTGTTGGCTGGGGATGATCTCACCCTGGGGAGTCTGGGCAACATGAACCAGACCACGGCGGGGGATCTGGTCGAGGTGGTGGGTCAGCTGCGCCGTGCGGTCGCCGGCGAACTGCAACACCTGGAGGCGCCCCGTTCGTGGATGGGGACAGAGAGCTTGAACATCTTCCGGCTGCTGCTGCTGCTGATGAATGTGGTGGAGCAACTGGCCGCTGCCACTGCCAGCCACACCCATGGCAGCGGGCCAGTGCCCGGTAACAGCGGGGCCATGACGGGACATGGCCAACAGGCCAAGCAGTTGGCCAGCCAGCTCACCCCCATCATCGAGTAAAACGAAGGGCCTCTAAGGCCCTTACTCATTTTTGCTCAAACATCTCTTTGTTAAGCTTCTCTTTCAGTGCTTCCAGAGAGAGCTTGTCGAAAGCCTGATCCAGTTTCATTAGCCCTTGTGCACCACAATTTTGGGAGTAGAGGTCCTTGCCAAAACGCCAGCTCGTCTGTTTGACGTAACACTGCTCCCATCCCAAACGCTCAATACTCGACATACTGATTTTTTGCGTCAGCAGTCCCAGAACAGCAGCAACAATAATCAGAGAAATGACAACGATCCCCCGTCGCTTAACAGCCGTTGAAGAAAGGTCTGGCTCAGGTATGGCAATAGAAAACATCAATCTCCCACCGGCATACAGCATGAAGGGGGTCGAAAGTAAGCCAATGAAGATTGCAAACCAACCTCGCCAGTCATTCATTCGCAACGGATCTGCAGGTGTCAGTGCAAGCAGATCCAAGAATTCAGAACCAAATACCATGGCCATCCAAACGCCACCGATCCCGAGTAACGCGACCACCAATCCACTAGCCCGCATCTGCCATGAGACATGCACAGTCGTCATTCAAATTTCGCCTTAACCGCTTGTTTCATCATCTCAGAGAGCTCTGCTTCTTCGTCGGCAAAGTCGATGAGTTTACCAGCAACAATCGTTGCCAAAGCAAATACTGTCCCAGTTAACAGTATCCCAGGCCCAAAGACTGTAGCCACAACACCTGCTGCAATGATGCCTACACCATTGGCAAGCGTACCTTTAACAAGATCGACACCTACATTACTGAAGAGGTCGACCATCGTGACTTCATCTTTCAAGATGTAATCAATAACGTTGATAGATACAGAAAAGACAAAATCAGCCAAAAAACCCATCTTTACCAAGTGGGCATTTGCCTTTGCACCTATACCCAACCTAAGAATTTTGGGATTGCTGGCCTTCCAGATATTACCTGGGATCGTTTTGTGAACCTGCTTGTAGTTCTTGATGATCGTATAGGGCTCGCCATTGATAACTTTTGTGTAAGCAATTACCCCCATACCACCTAATGCTTTAGCGGTAGATTGAGCGAGCCGAATTCGTTCACCAGCGTCTTTGATAGATTTTGCATCCCCCAAGTTGTCTTTGGCGTTGAGCTCCTTCCAAAGCTCCTGGAGCTCTTCAAATGTCAGCACAGCAACGGTTTGTGCCGCCTGTGTATAAACGACATCAAGGTACTCACCAGTCAGGGGGTTATAAGGAGGCCAAAAACCGGGTGATGATGCGGGAATTTCCACAGGGCTAGTGGCTGGAGCAATCGCGGCGGCACGGGCAGATGGAGCTCCATCGCCAACCGTGACAGTTCCCCCACCAATGATTACACCACCACAAGAAACCCCCTTCCCTGTGAACGCGAGTGGCTGACCATTAACAAAGACGGTGGAAGAGCCCGCAGCGATAAACCTGGGATGTGGTGGGTTATTGGGTTTGTCATGAGGTTCAAGCGGGTCACCGAGTCGAGCAGCAGGAAGACCATCAATAAATACATCTGACGAGCCGGAGATAATCTTGGTCGGTGGAAACCCGTCATGGTCGGTTCCAATATCTCCGACCTTAGCCGCATTACCCAT